GAGCAGCTGGTGTAGTGGTAACTTTACCAGTAGCAGCAGTAGGAGTTACTTACAAGTTTATTGTTGGTACTACTGTTACTTCAAACGCATTAACTATAAAAGGAGCTACAGCAGTTGACTGCTTTACAGCTTACTCAATGGTCACATTGTTTGATAAAGATAACAATGTTGCTCAAGCAAAAATATTTTTAGCAGACGGATCAGACGATGATGTCTTTTCTATGAATGGTGGCACAACTGGTGGATTCTTAGGCAGTGTTATAACTGTTACAGGAATTGCAGCAGGTGGCCAAGGAAGTGCAGCAGCAGTATGGCATCTGAACTCAGATAAACTTATTGCAGATGGTACTTTAGCTACTCCATTCGCATAAGGAGTAAATAATGGCAACTAGACTAACTGGATCAGACGTAACGGCAGTTTTTATAACTGCCGATACAGTAGCCTTAGATGCAGATGGTATTTCAGCAGCAGCAGCAGTTGGAAATAACGCAGCACTTACAATAGGTGGTGCGCTTGCTTCTGGTGGTTCTTGTACTTTTAATGCAGGTAGGATCGTGACTATATTATCAGCCGGTAATGATTCAAGTAAATCATTTACAGTGGTTGGCACAGATGTAAACGGCGATGCACAAACAGAATCTATAACAGGCGCTAATGCTGGTACAGCTACCGGATCTGCGTATTTTAAAACAGTAACAAGCATTACAGCAGTTGGTAATCCAGCTGGTAATGTCTCAGCTGGTGTAAATGCTTCGGCCGCAGATGTCTTATTTGCAGGCAGAACAAGACTACAGGGTATTAACATGGTTTGCTCTGCAAATGCAGGCAACGTAGATTTCTTAAAAAATTCACCTACTGGAACAAGTTTGTTTAAACTTGGAAGTGTAGGAAGTGCAACTGCAACAAGAGATATTACTGTTCCAGATAATGGAATATTGTTTAATAATGGTATTTATATTCAATATACAGTAGCTACTTTTGGAACAATGACTGCTTTTCATGCGTAAAGGTGCCTACTAGAAAACCAAAAAAGGCGATACCTAAGACTACAAAAAAAGGTGGTAATTACAGGCCTACTAAGAAAGGCGCTGGAATGACTAAAAAAGGTGTCGCTGCTTATAGAAAGGCAAACCCTGGATCTAAGTTAAAAACTGCGGTTACAGGCAAGGTAAAAAAAGGTAGCAAAGCAGCAAAAAGGCGTAAGTCTTATTGCGCTAGATCTTTAGGACAACTTAAGAAAAGCTCTGCTAAAACAAAAAACGATCCTAATTCAAGAATTAGGCAAGCAAGAAGAAGGTGGAAGTGCTAATGGCAAAATCTAAAACACCCAGTAACGTAACCAACCCTAGTTTATATTCAAGCGTAAAGTCAGAAGCAAAACGTAAGTTTGATGTCTACCCAAGCGCTTATGCAAATGCTTGGTTGGTAAAAACTTATAAGAAAAGAGGCGGTGGCTATAAAGGCGCAAAGAAAGCAGCAGGTGGCGCAGTATCTTTAGCTAATGGTGGCGCAGTCATGCAACAAGGCAGAGGTTGTGGCGCTATGATGCAAAACAAACGCAAAAAAACCAAAGTCCCACGCAGCTAGAATGAGTCTTACTAAGTGGTTTAAAGAAGATTGGGTTGATATAGGCTCTAAAAAAAAGGGCGGTGGCCATAAAAAGTGTGGTAGATCCAAACAAAAAGCAGATGCCAAAAGAAAGTATCCGAAATGTGTGCCGGCTGCAAAAGCAGCTAGTATGTCTGAGTCACAAAAAAAATCTGCGGTAACTAGAAAAAGAGCAAAAAAACAAGGCGTAGGCGGCAAGCCTACAAATGTTAAAACATTTGCGGCCAATGGTGGTATTATTAATAAAAACAAACCAGGTAACTCTGGTTTATATGGTAGACGATAGGAGTCAAAATGAAAAAATCTAAAGGTGCAAGCATAATGAAGAAGTCCAAAGGTGGTGCTATGATGAAGAAGTCCAAGGGTGGAAGCATTATGAAAAAATCTAAAGGCGGAAACATAATGAAGAAGTCTAAGGGCGGCAACATAATGAAAAAATCCAAAGGTGGNAGCATTATGAANAAAACAAAAGGCGTAGCAAGAGGTATGGGCGCAGCCACTAGAGGCGGTGAATATACAATCTAAATAGGAGGTTTAAATATCGTGACACATTTAATAAGTAATATACCTCATTTCAAATGCTGGATAAGACGAGAGTTTACTTGTAACCATGAGAAATATCATGGCGAATATCTGCATGCTTTAGCTATAGCTGTAAACACTATCCCAGATAGATCATTAAGCTTCCAAGTAGTATTTACTGGTTGTGAAGATAATTGTGAAGACTGGGATGAAGGCAACATACACGGTGGAGCTATGTGGGCAAGGATGCCAATACAAGCTCTTGTAGCAGATATCCCTTTAGAAGACTTCCCAGAGCCTATGGAAGACCATTTAGCGCAACCTTGGGACTGTGAAGCTAGAGATCACTCTGTAATTGTCATGGATAGAGTTAGCTCTTCACCTTGGCTGGCAAAAATAGGATCTGAGTTTTATACGGCCAAATATTTATTTACTGTAGACTACACAAATTCACACATTGCAGATGATCCTGCACAACACAAACAATCTCATGTATTATATATAACAGAAGATTGTGAATGGAAAGGTAATATTATTGCTTTACCCAATAACAGAGTAAGAGCAACAAGTCCTGCTCTTTGGGTTACAGGTGACGGTCCACCAGATTTTAAACCGTCCCAGTATAAACATTCAGCAGAGGCACATGAAAGTTATTTAGATCCATCAATTACATTTAACAATTTATACGAAGATTGATATGCACTATACAAAAGATTTAGACAAAGTTATTAAGGGCCTAAAAAAAGCCAGCAAGTTACATGCTGCTCAAGCTAAAGAATTAGAAAAAATAAAACAAGATCAAAAGAAATACACTGGCGTTAAATCAAAGTCTGTGAAAAAAAAAGTAACTAGCAAAAGGAAAAAATAATGACAACATCAAGTAGCAAAAATTTTGAACCGGATGTGGCTGAATATATAGAAGAAGCTTTTGAGCGTTGTGGCTTAGAGATGCGTACCGGATATGATCTTAAAACAGCCAATAGAAGTTTAAACTTAATGTTAGCTGAATGGGCCAACAGAGGTTTGAATCAATGGACTATAGCCAAGAAAACAGTTGACATGGTTTCTGGCACAGCAACTTACAATATTGATAGTACAAACTCTACAGCACCTATAGATGTGCTTGATGTATTTATTAGAGAAACAACTGGCACTGAAACCACAGACATTTCAATGACCAGGCTAAGTAGATCTGAATACTCAAACATAGCAACAAAATCATCTACAGGAAGACCTAACCAATTTTTAATTGACAAACAGCTGAGCCCGACAATTACTGTATGGCCAACTCCAGACTCCTCTAGTAATTACACAGTTCACATGAATGTGCTTACAAGAATGGATGACGCGGATTCAGCGACTAACACTATGGAAGTTCCTTTTAGGTTTTATCCTTGTTTGACAGCTGGACTAGCTTATTACTTGTCAATGAAAAAAGCGCCTCAATTAACCCCTCAGTTAAAAGCTATTTACGATGAGGAGTTTAACAGAGCTATGGCTGCAGATGAGGATAGAGCATCCTTTAGAATTGCTCCTAACTTAAGAAGTTACAATAACGCATAATGGCTTTTGCATCTAACAAAAATGCTTACGGTATCTGCGACATAACAGGATTTCGTTATAATTTGCGTGACATGAAAAAAACATGGGACGGTTTATTGGTCGGATCAGATCAATGGAGTCCTAAACATCCGCAACTACAACCTAAGTCTGCACCTATAGATCCCCAGGCTATTAAAAATGCTAGACCAGATACAAGCGATGACAACAATTTCTTTGTGGTTTATAGTAATATAGGAAGCGGTAAACTAGGATCACAACTTACAACCTTTGAGGTTACAGCAAGTGTAGGATCTGTAACGGTAACAACAACATGAGTTTTACATTAGCAACATTAAAAACATCGGTTCAAGATTACTTACAAGTATCTGAAACTACTTTTACTAATCAACTACCGACTTTTATAAAAGAAGCTGAAAACAGAATATTTAGCATGGTCCAGCTGCCAAATCAAAGAAAAAATGTTCAAGGTACACTTACAACAGACAATAGGTTCTTGGCTACACCCACAGATTTTTATGCACCTTTTAGTCTCGCAGTGGTCAGCAGCTCAACTTACGACTACTTAGATTTTAAACACCCATCATTTATGAAAGAGTATTCACCTGGCACGACAACAAGCCAACCAAAATATTATTCATTATTTGACGATACCTCTTTTGAGGTCGCACCTATACCAAACTCTGGATATACGGTAGAATTACATTACTTATATAAACCAGCCTCGTTAACGAGTGGTAGTGACAGCGGTACAACATTTTTGTCTACGGATTATCCGGATGCTTTGTTGTATGGCACGTTAGTAGAAGGCGCGGTCTTTTTAAAAGAACCGCCCGATGTCATTGGCCAATTTGAGGCAAGATTCAAGGAGGCGGTTGCTAGAATGAAGACACTATCCGAAGGTCGCGGTACACGTGACGAATATAGATACGATCAGTTGCGCACTGGCGTATCTTAATGAAACCCATAAAATCCCTAGAGGGCAAGAAAGTAGCCATAATAGGACTCGGCCTATCGCAAGTAGATTATGCTGTTGGCTTACAAAATGGCAGGACATGGGACGAAGCCTGGTGTATTAATTCTGCTGCTGGTACTTATGGTTGTGACAGACTATTTATGATGGATCCTGCAAGTAGATTTTTTGATACCGAAGATGCAGGAAGACAAACGAGCGTAATGACCAGAGTATTGACCGAAGGCAAATACCCGGTCTATACATGCGAATTAGATAAAAGAGTTCCTAAAGCGGTTCTATATCCATTAGAAGAAGTCTGTAATGCAACTAGCTGCGCTTACTTCAATAACACCGTAGCTTATACACTTGCTTTTGCTTTATATAATAAAGTAGCGCAAGTTGATTTGTTTGGTATTGATTTTTCTTACAAAGAAAATATGCACCTAGCAGAAGCAGGCAGAGCTTGTGTTGAATTTTGGATTTCAAAACTTATGGAGAACAATGTTATTGTTGGTGTAAGTAATAGATCTACTATTTTAGATTGCAATGTACCTGCACCCGAAAGGCTATATGGTTATCACAGATTAGAAAAACCATTAGTAGCTATACCAAATAACGGCAAGTGGATTATTGGCAACTATGAAGAGATCAATGAAAAATTAGCGAAGCAAGGATTAAAGATAAACGAGGATGTGGCACCACCAGAGCCCTATAAAGGATGACCGACAGTTTTGTAAAATTAGGCCAAATTGGCATACACACCACACAAAATAAAGGACACGATCCAGAATTTTGGGCAGAGCAAGCAACAAAAAAAATATGTGAGGTTTCTTTAGAAGCACCAGAGCATGTCAAACAACAAGCTTTAGCTTTTCAAAACCAAGTTTATAC